AATCGGAATAGCCTTGTATTTTTCCGTGTTTAATGCGGCTACCACCTCGAGGCTGAAAGTCTCAAGGATGGGCTGGTTGTCTGAGATTCGGACTACAACCCATGATGCGGTCGTGGCTAGTGATGACATGATCTCTCCTGATGCCCGGGTTTCCCCGGGCGGTCTGTTTAGATGATGAATTCAGGGTTCTTTGTGATGCCTAGGCTTTCGGCAGCGGTCATAATCTCGTTGCGCTTTTTGGTGGACAGTGCAGCGCGTACCATTCCTGATACGACACGGGCGGCTGCGTCTGCATTCCCGGCGGCGATGAACTTACGGGCGTTTTCGATTGTCTTGATGTTTTGCTTGTTCATGGTCTCTCCTGTTTGGTTGACTGCTAGGTGTGATTCTGGGGGAGCGGACTTATCTTGTCTATTTGCATTTGCGAAAGCCCGCCTTCCATTTTGCAAAACCCCCCTTAAAAGTAATTGAATCGGGCATCTTCGCGGTGGGTGGTGCGACCGATGCTGATACATACATCATCCGAACGGGTGGACCCTGCTGGAATGTATTCTGGCGCATCCGGCGGGACATCTAAGGTCGAGTGAACCAGCAGGTATTCGCCCTGCAAAGTGTCACGCCATACTGACTCATCGGAATACTCTTTACGTACAAACAAGCGACCCGATCCGGTTTTATTAATGTTCATTTCGTTTCCTTTGCGATAACGTCTTGGTATTTTTTCCCGATGGCCAGGAGGGCGGCTGCTTCATCTCTTGTCAATCCGTGGTCTTCGGCGAATCTTTCAAGGGTCAGGTAATCATTTGCCCATGTGCGCCAAAGGGCGGCTAAGTCGTGAGTAATCATGGTCTCTCCTGTTTCACGTGGAACAGCGTATTTGCGCTGTCAGTGAAGAGATTGTCACTCTAGGCTATAGGGGCGTCAATTCGTATGTTTGGAAGGGGGTCTTCCATTTTGCGAAACCCTTTCGCCTGTAGGGTTAATTGGTTTTATCCGTGTGAGTGAGCATGTTTCAAGGTACTGTTATTGCATACAGTGCTGGATTCCTGTACAGTGTCGATATTCTCGTTTTATACCTGTACAGTTTGGAAGTGTACTGGTGCAGCGAGCGGGGGGAAAGGTAGAAGCCCGGCAATCTGTTTCACGTGGAACATCAGCACGAATATGGCAAAGCTAAGTAGACGCCAAATAAAAGAGGGATTAGATCAGGTTCCTATAGACACTATCCTATTAGGGGTAGGCAATAGGGTAGAGACTAAGCTCACGCCAAAGCAAAGGGAATTCGCTCGCCAAGTGGCATTGGGTGAGACAAAGGCAGAGGCATACAGGAAGGCATATAACAGCAAGACCCAAAGGAAGCAGACGCAAGGGGATATGGGATACAGGCTCGCAGCTAGGCCAGATATCAGCGCTGAGATCGAGGCTTATAGGTTAGCTGCAGAGGCGGAGAAACAACGAACGCCCGCACAACTAAGGGCTTTAGTGATCCATCAGCTAACAAAGCACGCATTGGATGAAGCATGTCCACCAGCCCAAAGGATCAAGGCACTCGAGCTACTAGGCAAGGTGAGCGAGGTTGCCGCATTCACCGAGCGCAAAGAGACCACGGTGATCAACCAGTCTGGGGAACTCAAGCAGAAGCTACTAGACCAGCTAAAGAACGTAGTCGACATCACGCCAAAAGATGACGCCGATGACAGCGCCGACAGTCTGCTTGCTGAACTCCACGCAATCCCGCACGCCGGGGAAATTTTCGAGGATGGGGTTCTGGAGACCCACCCACCCGGCACCCCCCTAGATGAGGGTGATGGGCAGGGAGATAATACGCATAATGTTCCACACAAACAAATTCATGCCAATTCCGTTAGCGCTAAACCAAGCTTAGACGACGGTGACGTAGATGATGTAGACCCCTCCCCCCTATCTAATGGAGAGGTTGATACTCCCCTACCCTATTTGGGACGAGAGGATGTAGACCCTACCCCCTCTAACGGCGAAGACCCCCCGGGCTTTTTGGGTGATAAAAAAGGGGAGGGGGTGTCACATCCCCAAAGGGGAAGTGAGAAATGACGCCTAGACAGAAGGATATCTTTCTGGTGATAGATGAATGGTGGCGTCGGTTTGGGTTTGGGCCGACTGTGGATGACATTATGCGCATTACTGGGGATAAGAGCCGGTCGAATGTGCATAGGATGATAGAGAAGCTATGCGAGATTGGGGTGTGTAAGCGGACAAAGCGGCGGGCGAGGTCTGTACGGCCTTCTGGTCTTAGGGTGAGGAATATAGAATGAGACTAGAGGAGATGGCTGCTGCGATAGAGAAGCTTCCTGCGCATGAGCAGAAAGAGTTTATGGATATGCTGGCTCAGTATGAGCAGAGCGTAACCAGAGAGCGGGCGCAGACGGACTTTATGGCGTATGTGCATGAGATGTGGCCGGGGTTTATATCTGGCAGACACCATAAGGTGATGGCGAAAAAATTCCAAGAGATCGCAGAGGGAAAATTAAAAAGGCTCATTATCAATATGCCGCCACGGCATACCAAAAGTGAGTTTGCTTCGTATTTATTGCCGAGCTGGTTTCTTGGGAAATATCCCGGAAAGAAGATTATTCAATGTTCGAACACGGCGGAACTTGCGGTTGGGTTTGGTCGTAAGGTCAGGAACCTTGTGGGATCTGAGCAGTACGCCAAGATCTTTCCGAATGTATCCCTAAGAGCGGACTCTAAAGCGGCGGGGCGGTGGTCTACATCCCATAGCGGGGAATACTTTGCTATCGGCGTGGGCGGTACGGTAACGGGTAAGGGTGCGGATCTACTTATTATTGACGATCCACACTCGGAACAAGAAGCCAGACTTGCCATGAGTAATTCGGAAGTGTTTGACTCTGTATACGAGTGGTATACGTCAGGACCACGGCAGCGTCTCCAGCCGGGAGGTTCCATTGTCATCGTAATGACACGATGGTCTAAGAGAGACTTAACTGGTCGTGTGCTGCAGAGCATGATCGACAGGGACGGGGAGAAGTGGGAAGTCATTGATTTTCCAGCAATTCTTCCTTCTGGCAATCTGTTATGGCCTGAGTTTTGGAGTTACGAGGAAATAAACGCCCTTAGAGAGGAACTTCCTGTCTCTAAGTGGAACGCCCAGTACCAACAGCAGCCTACATCGGAAGAGGGGGCGCTGGTAAAAAGGGAATGGTGGAAGATGTGGGAGGGGCAAAACCCGCCACCGTGCGAGTTCATTATTCAGTCTTGGGATACGGCGTTTACAAAGAATGAACGGTCGGACTACTCGGCGTGTACGACTTGGGGCGTGTTTTACCTGAATGAAGATCAGGATGACGCCAATATTATATTGTTGGATGCGGTGAAGAAGAGGATGGAGTTCCCGGAACTGAAAGCTGCGGCGATGCAGTATTACAAAGAATGGGAACCGGATGCGTGTATTGTGGAAGCCAAGGCGGCTGGTGCGCCATTGGTGTTTGAATTGAGAAAGGCTGGGGTGCCGGTCAGCGAGTATACCCCCAGCAGGGGGAATGATAAGATAGCACGGGTAAACTCTGTAACAGACTTATTCTCATCCGGCAAGGTTTGGGCACCCAAGACAAGATGGGCGGAAGAGGTGATCGAAGAAATGGCGGCGTTTCCGAATTCGGATCACGACGACTTGGTTGACTCATCTACTCAGGCATTGATTCGTTTTAGAAAGGGCGGTTTTATCAAGCTTCAAACGGACGAGGAAGACGAACCCCTCTATCGTCGCAAGGCAACGTATTATTAAGGAAATATTATGGCAATCGAAAAAGGTCTTTACGCTGCCCCTCAAGGCATGGAAGCTGAAGAAATCCCCGAGCTGGAAATTGAGATCGTTGATCCAGAAATGGTCAGGCTCGATGATGGGTCTGTAGAAATTACAATCATTCCTGGCGATGAAGAGGATGAGACTGAGTTTGACGCCAACCTCGCCGAGTTCATGAATGAAAGCGCAATGTCAGAGTTGGCTTCTGATTTAGTAGAGGCTTATGAGAACGATCTCATGTCCCGTAAGGACTGGGAGGAAACTTATACGGAAGGCATTAAGCTTCTTGGGCTTAAGTATGAGGAACGAACTGAGCCGTGGGAAGGAGCCTGCGGTGTACACCACCCGATGATCGCTGAAGCCGCTGTGCGCTTTCAAGCCGAAGCTATTATGGAGACATTCCCAGCCAGTGGCCCAGTTCGTACAAAGATTATCGGTGAAGTCACCCGTGAAAAGCAAGACGCCGCCGAGCGGGTTCTTGACGATATGAATTACCAATTGACCGAAATCATGCGGGAGTACCGTTCGGAGCATGAAAGAATGCTTTGGAACCTACCAATTGCGGGCTCGGCATTTAAGAAAGTCTACTTTGATCCTACGATTGGGCGTCAGGTTTCGATCTTTGTTCCTGCCGAGGATGTGGTTATTCCTTATGGAACGTCCGATATCTCCATGTGTGGGCGCATTACCCACCGGATGAGGAAGACAAAGTCCGATTTAATTAAGCTACAAGAGTCTGGGTTTTATAGGGCAGATATTGAAATCCCGGATCAGCCTACGGTTCAACCAGATAAAGTTCAGAAAGCCAAAGATGAAGAGTCAGGATTTTCGGCGACATATGACGACCGCCCTCTTCTCTTAGAGATGCACGTAGAACTGGATTTGCCTGGGTTTGAAGATAAAGACAAGGATGGCGAGCCAACCGGCATCCCAATGCCGTATGTTGTCACCATACTCAAAGATACTTCTGAAATTCTTTCTATCCGTAGGAATTGGGATCCCGTTCCAGAAGAGACAGAAAATGTCAGAGCATACAAGCAACCTAACGAGTATTTTGTTCACTATCAGTATATACCCGGCTTTGGCTCTTACGGTTTTGGTTTGGTTCATTTGGTTGGTAATTCTGCGAAGTCTGCTACGGCAATTACTCGACAGCTTGTCGACGCAGGAACCCTATCAAACCTCCCGGGAGGATTAAAGACCCGTGGCCTCCGGATTAAAGGCGACGACACTCCGATTTCTCCGGGAGAGTTTAGGGATGTGGATGTGGCAAGTGGCGTGTTGCGCGACAACATCATGCCTCTCCCATACAAAGAGCCAAGCCAGACGCTACTGACGCTTCTCGGAATTATTACGGAAGAGGCACGACGGTTTGCCGCTACGCCGGACATGAAGGTTTCGGATATGTCGGCACAGGCTCCGGTCGGAACCACGCTTGCCATTATTGAGCGAAACCTTAAGGTCATGTCTGCGGTGCAGGCGCGACTCCACTTCTCTATGAAACAAGAGCTTAAGTTGTTGGCTCGGATGATTAGGGATCACGCATCAGAAGATTATGATTACCAGCCAAAAGAAGGATCCCGCAGGGCAAGACGTCAAGACTACAGCTACGTCGAAATTATCCCGGTCAGCGACCCCAATGCGTCCACCCTTGCTCAGCGTGTCGTTCAGTATCAGGCTGTTATTCAGCTTGCGCAGATGGCTCCGCAAATCTACAACCTGCCAAAACTCCACCGGCAGATGCTGGATGTTTTGAATATTAAAGATGCGGATGAGCTTGTTCCTTTAGAGGAAGACCAAAAGCCCGTAGATCCTATTAGTGAGAATATGAACATTCTCATGGGCAAGCCTGTAAAAGCTTTTATCTATCAAGATCACGAAGCCCATATACGCGTTCATATGGCGGCAATGCAAGATCCTGTTTTGATGCAGGTCATGGGGCAAAACCCGCAGGCTCAAGTATTACTACAAGCTGCTAATGCCCATATCGCCGAACATGTGGCTTTTGCGTACAGAGAGCAGATACAGCGCCAGATTGGAGCAACTCTCCCAGCGCCGGATGCTGAGCTTCCGGAGGAAGTTGAGGTGCAGCTTTCTAAATTGGCGGCAGAAGCGTCTGCACAACTTCTCCAGAAACACGTTGCCGAGGCACAAGCGGCTAAGAATGCGGAGATGCAGCAAGATCCCGTCATTCAGATGCAGCAAGCCGAGCTTCAGCTCCGTGCTCAAGAGGTTCAAATCAAACAACAGCAGCTCCAAGTGGATGCGGCGATTGAAGCAGACAAGCTTGCATTGTCCCGTGAGCGCCTACAGGCTGAGATGGAGCGTGAGGGTATGCGTATTGGCACCCAAACTGCTGCAGCCAAGGCTAAATTGGAGACTCAGAAGCAACTTGAAGTGCTTAAAACCGGACTAAAAGCCGAAGAAATGCGGGCAAATCAAGAAGCAGAAGGTATGAGAATGGGCGTTGAAGTGGCTAAAACCAAGGAAAACATCAAGGCTCAGAAGGAAATTCAAGCCAATCAGGGAAAACAAATAGGAGAGACTGAGTAATGGACATATTTGATGTACTACGCAAGAAATTGCGGGAAAGAATGAACGACATTGCCGATGCAATATCCACGGGGACGTGCAATAACATCGAGGATTATCGGCGGATGTGCGGAGTAATCGAGGGCTTAGCCCACGCAGAACGGGATCTGATTGATCTCAGGGATCAAATAGAGAAAGAAGAGGAATGATTTTCCCGAAAGGGCCGTTCGCAACACGGTTTGTTGCGCTTTTATGGAGTGAAAAATGGCTGAGATATTAATCGGCTCTAATCCCGATAATCCACGGGTTGTCGGCGCAGTAAATATGGCGGCAAGTGCAGAGGAAAAAGCTAGTCAACTTCCAAAGCCTTCCGGTTATCGCATCCTGTGCGCAATCCCAGAGGTAGAGAAAGAGTTTGAAAGCGGTCTTTTAAAGGCAGACCAAACTCTTCACTATGAAGAAGTCTTAACAACGGTACTTTTTGTTATTGAACTTGGCCCAGATTGTTATTCGGACAAAGAGAAATTCCCAACAGGACCGTGGTGCAAAAAAGGCGACTTTATCTTAGTTCGCCCAAGCTCTGGATCTCGCATTGTTATCCACGGAAGAGAATTCAGAATTATCAATGACGATAATGTCGAGGCTGTTGTTCTCGATCCAAGAGGAATAAAGAGGCGATGATGAAAATCTGCTTAAAGTGCAAGGAAGATAAGCCTCTTGATGCTTTTAGATTTCAGGCAAGCGGTCGGGACGGACTTCGTGCGTCATGTAAAACGTGTGAAAGTGCGTACAGAAAGCAGTATCGCAACGGCGCAAATAGGGATGCAATTCTTGCTCGTGAGAGGAAGTATGTTGCAGCCTACCGCACACAAAACCCTGAAAAATGCCTAGAGGCAAAACGTAAATATTACGACTCCGAGAAAGGCAAAGCTTCAAAACAAAGGGAAGAAGCGGCGTATAAGGCTTCTGGAAAGCGTCGCTTGAGTGAACTGCGCCGTGCGCAAAACCCCCTTTCAGAAGCAAGGCTACAGGCTCGGCTGCGATATCAGCACAAAAAACGTGCCTCAATGAAATCAATGGGTGAGTTGGACAAGTTTGTTCTAACTGAAGCTATAGATTTAATGCGTTTGCGTAAAAAACTGCTTGGAACTAGTTGGCACGTAGATCACATTAAACCAATAGCAAAAGGAGGTTTGACTACCCACGATAACTTGCAAGTGGTTCCAGCATTATGGAATCGACGTAAGTCAGATAAACATCAACAGCGGTTTTTTGCTGCGCAAGGAGTAAATGATGCAAGAATTTAAATTCCCGGATGAGCAGGAAGATCCAAAAGAAAACGAGATCGAACTTGAGCTGGAAGGCCAAGAGAAGGTCGAAGTTGAAGTTGTTGACGACACTCCTCCGGAAGATCGAAATAGAAAGCCCCTAGACAAGGAAATTAAAGAGCCAACAGAGGACGAGCTGGAAGAATACAGCACCAAAGTCCAAAAGCGACTGAAAGAACTTACCCATGCACGGCATGACGAGCGCCGTCGTGCGGATGCTTTGGCTAGGGAAAAGGCTGAACTTGAGCGTATTGCCCAAGCAATTGCGGAAGAAAACAAGAGGCTTAAACAGTTTGTCGATATTGGGCAGAATGCCTATATTGATAAATCAAAGTCTCTTGCAGAGATGGCAGTTAATAATGCGAAAGCAAAATTAAAATCCGCTCTTGAAACGGGAGATACTGACGCAACGGTTTCTGCACAAGAGGAGCTTTTAAAGGCTCAATTTGAAATGCAGCAGGCAGAATCGTTTAAGCGTGTCGAGTTGCAGCCGCAAAATCAACCTGTTTATACTAATGTGCAACAGCCTAAAGCGCCTGATTTAGACGATAAGGTTGTTAACTGGGCAGAAAAAAACCCATGGTTTGAAAAGCCCGGTAAAGAAGATATGACTGGTTATGCTTATGGTGTTCACAATAAACTCGTCCGCCAATATGGGGAAGGGTTTACAAAAACGGATGAGTATTATCAGGAAATCGACAAGGCAATGCGAAGAGCTTTTCCAGAAGAGTTTGAGGATTCTTCTGAAAGAGAAACAAAAGCGCCTAGTCGCACAAAATCCGTTGTAGCTCCGGCTCAACGCACATCGGCTCCGAAGAAGATTCGGTTGACGACAACGCAACAAAACGTGGCTAAGAGGCTAGGAATCCCTCTTGAGCTGTACGCTAAGAAAATGGCTGAATTGGAGAACTCAAATGGCTGATAATCGCATTCCTCGTGACTCACAAACTCGTGAGCAAAGCGCCCGTCCTACTAGCTGGAAACGTCCCGGTATTTTGCCGGATCCGGTCAAAATGGATGGATACGATTATCGTTGGGTTCGAGTTTCTATAACAGGAAGCGCTGATGCCCGTAACATCTCATCCCGTATGGGAGAAGGATGGACTGCGGTTCCCATCGAAGAGCAGCCACAAATGAAGTTTTTCCTTGATCCCAATTCTCGCTTTAAAGACAACATCGAAATTGGTGGTCTATTGTTATGTAAGATGCCTTCTGAAATGAATGTTCAACGTAATCAATATTACGCCAACATGAACAAGCAACAATCAGAAGCTGTCGACAGTAACTTTATGCGCCAAAGTGACGCAAGGATGCCGCTGTTTTCTGAGAAGAAATCAACGACAACTCGTGGTTTTGGCAAAGGTTCTTAATTTACTTTTGGAGTTAACAAATGGCTTATCCTACCGTATCTAAGCCCTATGGGCTAAAGCCGATCAATCTGATCGGTGGTCAGGTGTTTGCCGGTGCAACTAATCAGATTGCTATCACGACCCCTAGTGTCAACTACGCCACTGCCATTTTCTATGGTGATGTTGTTCAGTTGGCTTCCAGCGGTACGGTTATCATCTCGACGCTTGATACCGACACTTCTCCTGTTGCTGGTGTTGTTGGTGTATTCCTCGGCTGCTCTTTCACGAACCCCGTGACCAAGCAGAAGACGTTCTCTCAGTACTGGCCCGGATACGCTTCTGGCGTGACCGATGCTGTTGCTTACGTCTGTGATGATCCCGATGCTCTGTTCAAAGTCGCATCCGTTGGCGATACCGCTGATGGTACTGGCTTGGTTATTGCTCCTGTTCAGCAGACCGCCCTTGGCACGAACGCTGTTTTGGTTCTGAACTCCGGTTCGACCAACACTGGTGATTCTGCTATTGGTATCTACAGCGCTGGCACGACGACCTCGCTCCCGATGCGAATCGTGGGTTTGGTTCCCGATACTGCTTACATCGACAGCGGTAATCTGGTATTCCCTGAAGTGATTGTCAAGTTCAACTTTGGCTATCACTCGTACTACAACGCTTCCGGCGTATAAGGAGCTAAATCATGGCTATTTCTCGTGCACAACTACTGAAAGAGCTGCTCCCCGGCCTGAATGCGTTGTTTGGTCTGGAGTACGCACGTTATGGTGAAGAACACAAAGAGATCTACGAAACCGAGACCTCTGAGCGTTCCTTCGAAGAAGAAACCAAGCTGTCTGGCTTCTCCGCCGCTCCGGTGAAGAACGAAGGCTCTGCAATTGCTTATGACAATGCGCAGGAAGCTTGGACTGCTCGTTACAACCACGAAACCATCGCTCTGGGTTTCAGCTTGACCGAAGAGGCTATCGAGGACAACCTCTATGACTCTCTGTCAGCTCGTTACACCAAAGCTCTGGCTCGTGCCATGTCCTACACCAAGCAGGTTAAGGCCGCTGCCGTCTTGAACAACGGCTTCGACTCCAACTTCGCCTACGGTGATGGTCAGGCTCTGTTTAGCGCAAACCATCCGCTCGTCTCCGGCGGCGTGAACAGCAACATCCCCGCTGTTCCTACCGACCTGAACGAAACGGCTCTTGAGAATGCCGCTATCCAGATCGCCGGTTGGACGGACGAACGTGGTCTGCTCATCGCAGCCCGCCCGGTTAAGCTGATCGTTCCCCCAAGCCTCCAGTTCGTTGCAACCCGCTTGCTCGAAACGGAACTGCGTGTGGGTACAGCCGATAACGACATCAACGCCATCAAGAACAACGGCACGGTGTCTCAAGGCTACACGATCAACCACTGGCTCACAGACCCCGATGCTTGGTTCCTGAAGACTGATGTGCCCAACGGCTTGAAGCACTTCGTGCGTACGCCTATGAGCACTTCAATGGACGGGGATTTCGACACTGGAAACGTTCGCTACAAGGCGCGTGAGAGGTACAGTTTCGGAGTTTCTGACCCCCTCGGCGTCTACGGTTCTACCGGTGCCGCCTAATTAAATCCTTTAATATCAAGGATTTAGAGCCACCTTCGGGTGGCTTTTTTATCGCCATGTGTTTCCTGCTTTATAATTGACATTGATATCTATCTAGGTTAATATTACACATACCAAACAGGAGAATGTCATGGCCGTTATATATCAAATCACCAACATGGTTAACAGCAAGTATTACATTGGAAGTGCTCAGTCTTATGAGCGTAGAGTGTGGCAACACAAATACGATCTAAAAAAAGGAATCCATAAAAACCCAAGGCTTCAGGCCGCTTGGAACAAGTATGGCGAAGAGGCTTTTGTGTTTGAGGTATTGGAAACAATCCCAGAAAACGAGAATCAACTTGCTTGGGAAAATAGATATCTTCATGTTCACGCTGGAAAGCCGGAGTGCTACAACATAAACAGGGACGCAGAGGCTCCAAGGATAGGACAGTTTTTGTCGGAAGAATCAAAATTAAAATTAAGCATCAACAGAACTGGGAAAGCCGCCGGTGAAGAACACTACCGTTATGGACATCAAGTGCCAGAGGACATTAGAAAAAAAATAGGCGACACCCAGCGTGGCGTTAAAAAGCCGCCTAGGACATATACAGAAGAAGGATTGCAACGTGCCCGTGAAAACATGAAGCGCAATGCCCGTGAGCAAGTGCCGTCTGACTTTGATTCCGTAAAGGCAAAGTTCCCACAAGAGGTTCTGGATAAGTACGACTTTACAAATGCGGTTTATGCCGGTGCGCTAAAGCGCATTACGGGCTGCGTATGCCCTGTGCATGGGGAGTTCTCCCAGTATGCTGCACAATTCAGAAAAGGGCGTGGATGCCCGTCATGTGGCGCAGAACAACGTGCGGAATCTAAAAGGGCGCAGATGAAAGAATTTTGGGCAACAGAGGAAGGAAGAAAAATGTTTATTGAGAGCAGAACCACTAGCGCTCAACCCTAATCGCTGTTATATTTCTTCTGACACTCCTTCAGGCTCCCTCCTGACTTCACCCCCTTCTTAGGGGGTATTTTTTTAGCCGCAGTTTTATTTACATTCAGCCGCCAATAGCAGCTATGCTTCCATGCCCACGGCACACTTGGCTCGTACATCCTAAACCCCATGGCAATCAAGCTATTTGCGCTGGCGGGGTTGTTGGTGGTGTCGGTAATTAGCCATTCCCAGTTTAGTTTCCGGGCTTTCTGGATTCTTACTCCGATAAGTTTCTTCTGCAGCCCATGGCCTTGGTATTCTGGTAGAACACCGGCACGACACATATATCCGGCGTTTGTCCACTGAGACGATCGTGAGAGACCGGCAAATCCTACAGGCTTACCATTCTCGGCATAAGCGATCCACCAATGCCCACGATCTATTTTCATGGGCTTATCTCCCGGCAAGCAGGCTTTCTGTAGGTACATTAATAGATTGATATATTCGGGTTTCCGTATATCTATTTGTTTTACAGTAAATTTCATGGCGGGCCTCTTTTTTAGATATTTATAACAGATTGCCATTGCTATGTGTATGATAAAAGTGTATAAATACACTAAGTCTGGGAAACCCCAGTCCTATAGACCGACCCAGCGGACGATGCAGAGACTATAGGACGAAGTGCTGCATATACAAGGAAATATCATGAGTCGAACGACCTTCTCCGGACCAGTGGCCTCACAAAACGGATTTATTAGCGTTGCTGCTACATCCGGCAAACTCCTTACCATTCAAGCCCCCGCTGCGCTGTCTGCTGACACCGTGTTGACCATGCCAAACGGCGCTGGATCAAACGGCCAGGTTTTGACGACAAACGGCACCGGCACGCTGTCTTGGACGACCAACGGTGCAGGCACGGTCACTTCTGTTGGCGGTACTGGCACGGTCAACGGCCTATCGCTCTCTGGCACAGTTACTTCATCTGGCAGCTTGACCCTTGGCGGTCAGTTTGCTTTGCCTGCTACCGCTGTGGCTGATCTTGAAGCTGTTGGCAATGCCATCAACACGACCGGAAAATACACCGGCAAAATGGTTGTTGTGCTGGCTACCGGTTTGATCTTCACCGCTACGGGCGCTGCTGCTGCGGACGCTTGGAAAGGTTCTGACGGCACCACAACCGCAAGCCCAGTCTAATAGGAGCCAATCATGGCTATGCAGACTGACGTTAAATCAACGGCAATTGCGGCTGCAAAAACCAACGAGCCAGTATTTGCTGGTCGCGCCCGCATCAAGGGATTGTTGGTTTCTGTGCCAGCTGCTGGTGGCACAATGACGTTGCAAAATGGCTCAGGCGGTACGGTGATGTTTACTTTCGTCGCCCCCGCTATTGCTGGTGCTGTTAACGTAGTGGTTCCGGGCGAAGGTATTCTTTGCGAATCCGGCATCTACGCTACTACTCCAGCAGGCATGACCGCAACGGTGTTCTATGGCTAAAAACCCTTCCCTCTCTGTTGGACGTGGTGAGAAGTTGCCAGTCTCCAAGGGGGCAGGGTTGACTGCCAAAGGCCGTGCCAAAATGAACCGGGAGACCGGATCCAATCTCAAAGCCCCAGCACCTAACCCAAAGACCAAAGCAGACGCTGGTCGTAAGAAAAGCTTTTGCTCTCGCATGGGATCGATGCCTGGCCCAATGAAAGACGAGAAGGGTCGCCCAACACGCAAGGCCGCTAGTTTGAAAAGGTGGAACTGCAAATGAAAGACTTTTTTCATGACCTGAGCGACGGCGTAAAAAACACCTTGGACGCCCTATCTATCGTAACAGTGGTCGGGACGTTGATGGATATGTTGCCTTCTATCGCTGCGACATTAACAATTGTATGGACTGCAATCAGAATCTTTGAGACTGATACGGTGCAGGGTTGGTTTGGGAGAAATAAAGATGCCGGCAACGAGTGAGAAACAAAAACGTCTTATGCGGGCCGCCGCTCACAACCCTGCGTTTGCAAAGAAAGTTGGTATCCCAAGCAAAGTAGCAAAGGAGTTCTCGAAAGAGAGCAAATGCATGAAATTTCAAGAAGGTGGTGCTATGAAAGACGACATGAAGCAAGATAAGGCCATGGTCAAAAAGGCTGTTGGCATGCACGATAAGCAATTGCATGGTGGCAAGAAAACGAACCTCGCCAAGCTCAAGAAGGGCGGTAAGGCTTCCTGCTACGCTGGTGGCGGGTACGTTAAAGCGGCTGACGGCTGTGCTATGAAGGGCCGCACAAAAGGTAAAATGGTGTGATCATGCGTAAATATGCAGAAGGCGGCAATATGGATATTCCTGAAGATGCAAAGGATGTAATTTCTCAAAGGAATGAAGACAAAGCCCGTGCTAAGTATATGGAAGAAGAGAAGAAGCGCAATCAAGCTCCTCTTCAGGCTGTAAAAGACATTTACAGCAACCTTCGTAGCGCTATTGGTCTTGACAAGAAAGAGCCTGTCAAAAAAGCCAAAGGTGGCAAAGTTGGCTCTGCTTCCAAGCGTGGTGACGGCATTGCCCAGCGTGGCAAAACCCGTGGACGGATGGTTTAATAATGAGACATAGCAGGGGTATGGGCATCATTAATGAGTCAAAAATGCCGAAACGCAAGACTCGGCGTGATAATACTGACTTTACGGAATATGCCAATGGTGGCCCAATTTGGGAACAACCAAACCCAAAAAAGGCATCTAAGCCGTTAACCCCTGCTAGGAAAGCTGCTGCAAAGAGAATGGCTAAGGCTGCTGGCAGGCCTTATCCCAATTTTGTTGATAACCTACGAGCAACAAAAAAATGAAACAAATCGACGTTACCTTTGATTTTATTACTGGGGCAATGATCGGATTTGAGATTATTCATGAAGATGATTTAACAGGGCTAATTGTTGATTTACTGTTTTTCCGAATCATGATTGCTTGGGATTGATATGACAACATCCGGCACCTCTGCATTTAATCTTTCGTTTGACGAAATAGTCGAAGAATCCTTCGAAAGAATCGGCGGAAGGGAATTGCGCACGGGTTATGACTTGCGAACCGCTCGCCGGTCAATGAATCTCTTGCTGGCAGAGATGTCAAACCGTGGGATAAATCTTTGGACAGTGGAACAAGGCTCTATTCCCATGGTGACGGGTCAAGCCACGTATACACTTCCAGTGGATACCGTAGATCTTCTGGATCATGTTGTTCGTACGGGAACTGGGCAAAACCAGATTGATATCAGCATTACCCGTATTGCAGAGCCAACCTACTCTACGATTCCAAATAAAAACGCACAAGGCCGTCCTATTCAGGTTTGGATCCAGCGCATGACCGGAGCGCAATATCCGCTTCCAGGGCCTGCAGGAACCGACCCTGTCACAGGAATTAACGCCCCCAAGATTACCGTATGGCCGACGCCTAATGCGCCAGGGGATCAATATACTTTCGTTTACTGGCGTCTGCGTCGGATGCAGGATGTAAACGGCGCTGTAAATACGCTGGATATTCCATTTAGATTTTTGAATTGCATGGTTGCTGGGCTGGCATATTATTTGTCCATGAAGCTGCCGGATGTTCCGGGTGACCGTATTATGGCGCTCAAGGCTGATTATATGGAGCAGCTGGATTTGGCAACGCAGGAAGACAGAGAAAAAGCACCTATCCGGCTAGTACCTAGGGTTATGAGGTAATCATGCCGAATCAGTTTGCGTCCGGTCGTCATAGTATTGCTGAGTGTGATCGCTGTGGTCAGCGGTTTAAACTCAAGCAATTAAAAAGCCTGACAATCAAGACAAAGAAAGTTAATATTCTTGTGTGCCCAGAATGCTGGGAACCTGATCAACCACAGTTGAGCATCGGTCTTTATCCAATTAACGATCCGCAGGCTATTAGGAACCCACGTCCGGACGTATCTTACCTTGTCTCTGGGCTGGATGTAGAGGGTGACCCATCAGGAGGAAGCAGGATATTCCAATGGGGATGGGCGCCAGTTGGCGGGGCTAGAGATGGCGGGCTGACCCCAAATAATTTAAACTTGCAAATAACTCTGGGAACCGTTACGGTTGCCACTACTTAGGAGTAAATCATGGCTTATAAACGTGGCGCAGACGGCGTAACCAAGAAAGGCAAAACCGACGCTAAAATTTTCCCAAACGAAGGCAAACATGTAGCCACCCAGAAGGGCGGGCTAAAGACTGCTGGTGTAAAAAACATTGACCTTAAGAAAATGGGTCGTGGTTTGGCTAAAGTCAAAAACCAGAAAGGTGGTTAATATGGCTAAGTACAGCATGGTAAAAGGCGGAAAGCAGGTTGGTCCTGCAGAGGTGTATGCACCTCCCCACACGATGAAAGGTAAGCCCGTGAATGCCAAGACCGCAACAAAGAAGGTTGCTGACCCCAATACGGTTGCAGCCAAGAACGTTGTTGGTAATGCACCGGCAATGCGTGTGAGCGCAGGCGATCCGGGAGCAGACCGCACTAAAACATCCGGCATCAAAATGCGTGGCACCGGTGCTGCTACTAAAGGCACGATGTCCCGTGGCCCCATGGCGTGATAAACAATGAACTACGCTGAACTGACTGCTGCGATTATTAACTACTCGGAAAGCAACGACTCCACGTTTGTTGCTGCAATTCCTACGTTTGTTCGTAACGCAGAGCAAAGGATCTACAACAGCGTACAGTTATCCTATCTACGCAGGAATGCCACGAGCCGTTTAACGCCAAACAATAAATATCTGTCTGCTCCCGCAGATTTTCTATCTGTTTATTCTTTGGCTGTTGTAAACGGCAATGGAAACTACGAATATTTGCTTAACAAAGATGTTAACTTTATTCGTCAGGCGTATCCAAGTGGGAACGATACTGGATTGCCAAAGTATTACGCCATTTTTGGCCCCACAACGACTGCGGACGTTCCGCCGGTGTTAACCAATGAACTCTCTTTTCTCCTTGGCCCTACACCCGATTCAAACTACATTGTCGAACTACATTACTTTTATTACCCTGAGTCAATCGTTACTGCCGGTACAACATGGCTTGGTGATAACTTTGATACAGCACTTCTATACGGCGCTCTCAGAGAAGCTGCAATATTCCAGCGACAGGAGCCAGACGTCGTTGCCAATTACGAGCAAAAGTATAATGAAGGAATGGGGTTGTTGAAGATGTTGGGCGATGCGAAAGAGCGCCAAGATGCCTATCGTTCTGGTCAAGTTCGCTACCCGGTTCGGTAAAGGAAAACCATGGCGTTTACTGGCAATGCTACCTGCAACGTATTCAAGACCGGCCTGCTGAACGGGGATTTTGACTTCTCGTCCGGTACGTTTTATATCGCCCTGTACACTAACAACGCAACGCTCAATGCACAGACGACTGCCTATACTACTGTGGGTGAAGTGGTTGGTATTGGATATACGGCTGGTGGTCAAGCACTAACGCCATCGGTTGCAGCATCTGATGGTACGTCTTATGTATCGTTTAATAACGTATCTTGGTCAGGTAGCATTACCGCTCGTGGTGCGTTGATCTATAAACCCGGCGATAATGGTGCGGTTTGTGTATTGGATTTTGGCGCAGACAGAACATCTGCCACAACATTTACAGTAGAGTTTCCGGCAGCAACAAATAGTACGGCGATTTTGCGCCTTTCATAGGAGTTTATTATGCTTTCAAACAACGCAAAGGTTGCCGAA